GTATATTCTAAATGGAGAGCGTCCAAAAGCTCACCCACATCGAGCACATTCTCAAGAGACCTGATTCCTATGTCGGTCCAGTTGAACTTGGCACGGAACACTACTGGATTCTCCAAGGTGATGCATTCACCAAGAAGAATCTCAAGTATTCCCCAGCTCTCTTGAAAATCTTTGATGAAATCCTCGTCAATGCGATCGACCGCAACTCCCTCCACCCCAAGGGTGTAACCTCCATCTCCGTCTCTATCGACAAGGACCAAGGTTCTGTCACGATCGAAAACAATGGACCCCTTGGTGGTATCGGTGTCCGAATGCATGAGAAGGAGGGGCTGTGGAACCCTGAACTCACCTTCGGTCACCTCCTCACGAGCACCAACTACGATGACAACCAAAAGCGTGTCGTTGGGGGTCGCAACGGCTATGGTGCCAAGTTGACTAACATTTACTCCTCGGAGTTCTCTGTGATCATCAAGGACCACGAAGTGAAGCAGACCTACACACAGGGGTGGTCCAACAATATGACAACCTGTCATCAACCCAAGATTAAGAAGCACGCGGGTGCCATGTCATCTGTGTCCATCACCTTTACCCCAGATTGGAAGAGGTTTGGAATGTCCAAGATGGACGATTCAATCTACCAAATTTTCCAAAAGAGGGTTTGGGATGCAAACATCTGCACGACCCCCAACTGTAAGGTCAAGTTCAATGGAGATGTTCTCCCAAAGACATCCTTCGAAGCCTACGCAAAGATGCACGAGGGTGTTGAGAATGTGTGCTCCGTCGTATCTGACAGGTGGTCCGTGTGTATCGGTCCAGCTGAGAATGGTATGGAACAGGTATCCTTTGTCAATGGTATCTGCACGACTAAGGGTGGTAACCACGTAGATCACGTGGCATCCCTAGTGGCCAGTGGAATTATCGAAGACATGGCGAAGAAGATCAAACTGAAGCCCCAGCAGGTGAAGAACACGTTCAACATCTTCGTCAAGGCGACCCTAGAGAACCCAACGTTCTCGAGTCAGGTCAAGTCTGAATGCACCTCAAAGTCCCAAGACTTTGGCTCGAAGTTTGATCCCCCGAAGAACTTCATCAAGAATGCCCTAAAGACTGGAATTCAAGATGAACTTCTGGCACTCTCGAAGTTTAAGGAGATGAAGGAACTCAAAAAGTCTGACGGTGCCCGGAAGTCCAAGATCACGGGGATCCCCAAGTTGGACGACGCGAACAAGGCTGGCACCGCACAGTCTGGGAAATGTACACTCATCGTGACAGAGGGTGATTCAGCGAAGACCTTGGCGGTCGCGGGTCTCTCTGTGGTTGGAAGGGACCACTATGGGGTCTTCCCCCTCCGTGGGAAGTGTAAGAATGTGAGGGATGTCTCTGTGGCTCAACTCTCATCGAACCAGGAGTTCAACGATCTCAAGAAGATTTTGGGTCTCCAACAGGGTAAGGACTACAAGGATGTGTCCGAACTCCGCTATGGGAGGCTCATGATCATGACCGATGCAGATAACGATGGGTCCCACATCAAGGGTCTCATCCTAAACATGATCCACTACTTCTGGCCAAGTCTCCTCAAATTGGGGTTTGTCGTCTCTATGGTGACCCCAATCATCAAGGCCACCAAGGGTTCGGAGACTATGTCTTTTTACACTGATTCAGCTTTCAGAAGTTGGTATGGTTCTGGGAAGGCTGGGTGGAAAATCAAGTACTACAAGGGTTTGGGTACCTCAACATCTGTGGAAGCGAGGGAATACTTCAAGAAGATTCAGGATCTCACAGTCAAGTTTGACATGGATGTGATGACTGACACGTCGATCGTTCTTGCGTTTGACAAAAAGATGGCTGATTCACGGAAGACCTGGCTCCTAGACAGCACAGCCAAGGAGGCTTCGGAACTTGAGGTTCCCTATGGAAACGTGAAGCAACTTGACATCACAGACTTTGTTCACAAGGATCTGGTGAACTTCAGTCTCGCAGACCTGAAGCGATCAATCGCCCACGTGGCCGATGGTCTCAAACCCTCTCAGCGGAAGGTTATGTATTCCTGTTTCCAGAAGAACCTCAAGGATGAGATGAAGGTGGCACAGTTGGCAGCCTATGTGGCTGAAAAGAGTGCCTACCACCACGGTGAAGTCTCCCTCGCAGATACAATCGTCAAGTTGGCGAACGACTACACTGGATCCAACAACATCAACCTCCTCGAACCATGTGGTCAGTTCGGAACCAGGTTGATGGGTGGGAAGGATGCATCCCAGACGAGGTACATCTTCACCAAGTTGACCAAGGAGGCCCGGAAACTCTTCGATCCCAAGGATGATGCAGTTCTCAACTACCTCGACGATGATGGACGCCCCATCGAACCAGACTTTTACATGCCCACCTTACCTATGGTTCTCGTGAATGGAACGGAGGGTATCGGTACGGGTTTCAGTTGCTACGTACCTCCATTCAACCCCAAAGATATCAAGGAGAACATCAAGAGAACTTTGGAAGGTGAAGACCTCATCGAGATGAAACCGTGGTTTAGGGGTTTCAAGGGACGGGTCTATAAGGATGACGCTGGTCTCTGGATCACAGAGGGTATTTACAGGGACACTGGTTCCAGACTCAAAGTCACAGAGCTTCCACCCGGGAGGTGGACCCAAGACTACAAGGAGTACCTGGACACACTCGTGGAAAAGAAGATGATCAACAGCTACACGAACAACAGCACTACGGAGGATGTGGATTTCGAAATCTTCGGCTACACTGGGAAGGACTTGATGAAAGACCTCAAGATGAAGAAGACATTCCACACATCGAACATGCACCTCTTCCACCCGACTCGGGGCATCCACAAGTATGCGAATGCTGAAGAGATTCTCAAAGACTTTGTGGAACTCCGTTTGGAACACTACAAGAAGCGAAAGGCACACCTTGTAGATGTGTTACAAAAGAGGGCTGTGATGTGTGGTCACCGCGCCAAGTTTGTCTCCATGGTCATAGAGGGGGACCTGGTGGTCTTCAAAAAAAAGAAGAAGGACTTGGAGGCTGAGATGTCCCAGACGTTCCCAAAAATTGAGGGAAACTACGACTACCTCCTCAACATCAAGACTGTGCAGTATACCGAAGAGTCTGTGGCTTCCCTCCTCAAGGAATCTAAAGAAGCAAACGAAGAATTGGAACGTATAATGAAAACCAGTCACCTCACAATGTGGAAAATGGATATTAAAAATATATAAACAATAGTAAGTATGGGTGAAGCTGCTAAGATTTCCCTCAATGCTATTGGAAAACAGGACACCCACCTGCTTTCCAAAGACCCAGAAGAATCTTTCTTTAATTACGAAGCTCCACCAAAACACTCTGAGTTTCGAAAATATCATAGAAGTCACCAAGTTGTCAATAAAGGACAAATAGCTGGGTGGCCATTCGGGGAAACTGTTAAAGTTCAATTCAATCCAACCAATATGGGTGATTTATTGAGCAACATGTGGTTGAGTATCACGATGCCAGCGCTAAGTTCGGGAGAAAATTACGCAGATCAGTTGGGTAGACACATACTCAAAAGTGTCACTATGTTTGTTGACGAACTGGAGATTGAAAAAATACATGACGATTGGGGAATTATATACGATGAACTGTATTTAGAAATGTCTGAGAAAGTTGCCAATAGATTTCTTGTAAACAGAAATATAGGATATGATCAAACTCCCGACGTGGCAAATCCCGTGATCGCACAAAGTAAAGCCGACATAGTTATACCCCTCCACTTTTTCTTTTCGAGGAAATATGCCAGTGATGAATATTCCTCAAATAAACCAAATCGCCCATACTTCCCCCTATGTTCCGCGTATAAACAAAAACTTACATTTGAACTGGAATTCCATAAGGAATCATTCTTCTCAAACACAACCCAAAATTTAGAAATATCTTCATTTGACATCATAACCGAAGAGATTACCGTTAGTGTGGAAGAAAAAAACTTTTTATTAAAGGAAAGACAAACTTTAATCACAGATCTAGTCAGAAAACACCCCTCTACCATAAGTGTCATTGGTGAAAATACAATCAAGACTAATCTTGTACCCAACATTCCGGTCAAATGTTTACATTGGTTTCTCAGGAATACATCATTTGAGGATGAAAATGTATCAACAGATGCATGGGGTTTTAATGCGTCAAATGCTGAAACGTATGCGTATCAGAATAGATTCAATTTTTCATCTAACGCAGCCTTCATACACCAAGAATCTATTTTTAACCCCATAATGGAATCTACGTCATTATATATAGATGGATTTAAACTACCAAATCTCTTAGACACGGGGCATATATATTATAAATATCTCGTTCCATCAAGAAATAGATTAGCTAGACCTTATAGGAACATATATACATATAGTTTCTCGATGAATCCGATCAATGTGGAACCATCGGGAAACTTTGATTTTAGTGAAATTAAATCCGACAAAACCTCAATAGAAGTAAAGTTGGATACAACCCCTATAAACCCGGTGTACAGACAAGCGGTTGATGTGTCCTCAAACACATATTCCCTAAATATGTATTATACGGGGTATCAAACCTTCACATTTGAAAAAGGATTTATGTCAATTGCTTATTAAATAAAAATCCGCGGTTATCACTAATGTAATCGATTATATTGTTTTTGATACACCATTTGATGAAATTTAACTGAGCAAGTGTCGTTTGAATTTCATGAGATGTTCCTGGGATTGTATATGGAAATTTTGTGGACCTACAAAAAGGGTCAAATAATTTTTTACTGTATCCATCTAGGCTAGACTTATAAGCACAGTGAACGGTGAAAAATTTACCATCCTTGGTCGTGTATGATGTGTTATGTTTTTTTGCATAATTTGTAATAAACCATTCCAAATTACGGAGAGATATTCCCGTCGTCTTATCTAGAATGTTTAATAGTTTAGTTTTATTCTTCTCTTCGGTGTAAAATGTATTTATAGATGATAGCAGAATGTCAGATTTACTCATTGTTAATCATATGATTAAT